GCTATGTAGTTATAAGCCGAAGTCATATAGTCAGAGGCTTTAGTAATCTTGGACTGTACCCATTCTGGCATGTTCTCTTCGTCATCAAGAAGTTCCATCATCTCCTCAGCGTTACGAATGATGGTCTTGAGCTGAGTCTTGGCCATTTCGCCTTCATTATCATACTCGTTAGGATCTTTAGCTTCATTCATGCGCTTAAGGACAGCAGCAACCTGTGGATGCTTAGACAGACCTTTCTTGATCTTCTCGATAGCACGTACTGCACCAGTGTAGTTACCTTGCTTGTAGCGCTTATCAGAAGCAACACCAATAGCCATCTTGACGTGCTTAGGATCGTGCGCCTCTTTAACGTCTTCTGGGTCATTAGTCTTAACAATGTTAGACTTGGAAGGAACCATTCGTACCTTCTTCTTACCAGTAACAGGATCGTTGTACATCTGAGGCTTCAGAGCTGCAGAGCGGTTAGAAACCTCATTGTCTTCTTTTTTCTGAGGCAAACCTTTATGCTTAGTAGACGCAAAGTCCTCTAACTCTTTTGTACTCATAGACTTTGAAAGCTTCTCTACTGCAGGAGTAACCTTATCTGAATCTAGCTCACCACGCTTGTGCTGGAGAGCCAGCGCCATAAGCTTCTGCTGGGCAATAGAAGTTGCCTTTTCGTGTAGCTGCTTAAATTTCATTTCCCAACTTTCCCTTTAACCTTTGCCCAAAGATCTGGATCCCCTTTAACACGAGTACGACCCCCAGTCATAAAGGAGTTGACCCGAGCCATACCCCATTGCTGAGGGGTAGTACCTGGCTTGTGACCGACCTTCCAGGCAGCAACTCCACGCTTGTAGACTTGCTTTAAAATACCAAGTGGGTAACCACTCTTATCTGCTTTTGCCTTAAGAGCAGCGTCTGCGCTCTCACAAATAGCAGTAAACTGTTTGAAATTAAGCACTGGTAAACTCTCCGTACATTTGTCTGAACTTTTTAGTGTAAGGACTTTCTTTAGTCTTAGCTGTCTTATCACCTGGAGCAGGCTTGTACGCGCTAGGATCGTCGTCTCTTCTCTTGGTCATCTTCTTGAAGTGTGCATCACGCTTAGACTTTGTAGACTTGGACTTAATACCTCTATGGAAGGTAGCAGGCTGTGAACCCTTCTTATCCTTAATATCGGGGTCTTGTGGGGTGTAAGGTTCTTCGTTGGTAGGTACGCAGTTAGGAACGTTTCTTCCGTTCTTCATTTTGGTACCTTTCTGGGTATATCCAGGCCAACACGCTTCTTCTACGGAATCCAGCCATACTCTTTTCTTCCCTTCTTTGAACTCTACGATCAGGTAGTTCGATCCTCGGTGCTGTACGGTTCCAACCTCTGTAGATTCTTTTAACCTAACCGGGCTGCCAATAGAGAATAATTCCCCGCTAACGTAGCTCTCACGTGTTTCGGAAACTGGAGCTAACATAACATGTTGAGAAAATGTCCTATTCTCATTGAGCTTCATCCCCCTACGGACTGCGTTAAATAAGTCCTTAGCTAAGCTGTCAGTTACTCCCTTGGGTAAACCCATTGCGAACTTACGGAAATCATTGTTTTTTGCATTCTCACGCTGCTTCGAAGCGGACATACCCGACACATCGTCCGAATCAGGATCACGTGCACCAGCAGATACGACCTTAATCGTATCAAACTCGTACTTACCGTGCTTAGAATCTACTCCGTTGTACTTCTTAAGAAGATCATTAAACTGCTGCACACGATCAGACCCAACAACCATTACCAGGTTCTTGTATCCTTTCTTCTGAATGTGCATCACAGCATCTAATACGACTTTAATAGAGGAGTCCATGATAATGTTCCGTGCATGCTTCGGGAACATCTTACGCATGAATTTGACTTTAGTCTGGTAGTCTAGTGGATTCTTCTTAGCATCGGAGGACTGAGATGTAAAGACAAAGTAGTCTTTTCCCTTTGCGGTCTTAGCTAACTTATCTAGTAGCTTTTCGTGACCAGTCGTCGGTGGATTAAATCGTCCAAAGACAAGATAACCTACGGAGGACTGTTCTTCTAGATATTGCTTAAAACCGTTAATCATAATTAGTACATTCCTGGAGTTTTAGGACGTGGCTTACCTTGGCGTCTAGCTACGTCAAGCTTTCTCTTACTAGGCAGAAGTCTCTTAGAGATTCTAGACATTGCAGGTTGATGCTTAGTAGCGATACGCTTTTCAATACGGGACTTTTGTGCGTGGGTCATACCCTTCTTACTCTTACCACCATAGAATCTCTTAGTGATAACATCAGTAGCAGTTCTACGACCACGTCTTTTTAATCTATCAAGTGTGGCAGGACGCTTTAGTGCAATCTTTCTTTGACGCTGAAGCTTCTGCTTGTAGCGCTTAGCTTGGATTGCTTTCTTACGTCTGCCTTGGAAAGTCAGTACTTCAGATAGGGCTAAAGACCCCTCCCCGTTTAAGGGAGAAGTCTCAGATACGACGGAGAGGAAGTCTTTAATCCCAATCATTTTAGAACTTGAAGCCTACGCCAATTTTCATGCCGTCAGAGGTGGTAACCCAGTCGTTAACAGTAGTGTCGTCAAGATCATCGACAACGTCTACAGACCAACCCCAGCTAACGCCAATGGAAGCACGCTCGTTCAGCTCATGGGTGTAACCGATTCCGTAGGAAGCGCCGCCCCAACCAACAGCGATTTCGCCGTCAGAAGCCAAGTCCATAGAACCACCTACCCAAGCATACTCACCGCCGATAATGCCAGGAGTTACTGTCAGAGTAGGATCAACTGTTACGTCACCCCAGGTGTTACCTGCACCACGACCGATCAGGTCAGCACCATTAGTTGCGCCCCATGCATAGCTGATGCTAGTGTCGAGGGAAGCGAACCCAAGGTCCATACCAGAGCCGAGACTAATCGAGTAGTCATCAGCAGCGTTGTCACCACGGTCATTAAGTGTGAAGCCTGCATCTACACCGAAGCCAGCAATGCCCAACTCTGCCCCAACGGTCCAGTCGGCATTACCTTCCAGATCGGTGGATACGCCTACGGTTGCGTTGGACATAAGAGCATCATTACCAGCAGCATCTTGAGCAATTGCAGGAGCAGCTACCATAGTAGCCATAATTGCGGAAATAAGATATTTCATATCGTTCCTCTTTATTTACTCCAACCCGCTAAAATAGTTGGGTCAAAGTTGCTTGTTGAAAATTCATAACGATTCACTAGCTTAACAGCATTACCAGCTAGCTTGTCAATAGCGACGTAACCTTCAGGCTCAGTTGACCTGAACCCTTTGGTTGTTTTTAAGAACGTTTTAATGTTCTTAATACTGTTCAGTTTATTTATAAGTAATAACTTTGCTGCCACGATTGACTTTTGAAGGTCAAACATAGCTTTCAAGCTCTTCCTATTATCGGAAGAAAAGAACTTCATAACCTCAGACTGCTTGTCTTTCCAGGATTGCTTTCCCTTTTCAGACTTCTTGCTATCAATTTCTTTCTGATATTTATTATTGATAAAACTGATAAGATTCCTTACATGTTGTGTGGTATCACCAATCTGGGTATTGGATCTAACAAACGTATTATTAAACTGTTCAATCATTTCTGCTAATTTACGATTAGATTCTAGCTCACGGAGTGTAGAGCTCTTAACTTGATTGAACAGCTTACCTGCCTCAGACAAGTGCTTGTTAACAGCAGCTGTTTCCTTCTCGGATAGTGTTGCCACGTTAGTCAGATCACGGAGCATTGCATCCTGCTGCCAAACTGCAGAGGTCTTTTTCAGTTTGGTAACATCCACTCCGTAAGAAGCTCTCATGGTTTCGAAGCTGTCTCCGATGTAGGTTGTGTGCCAGACAACTCCGATTTGCGCTGCTTTAATTTCTCGAGCATCCTGGCTGTTCTTCTCGACAGCATAGACAATCTTATTAGGATGAAACGTGACGTAATCCACTCCATCGATCTTTTCGGATTTAATAGTAGATTTCGTAAAAAGTAAATCACCTTGAATAACTCCTTTAATACCTAACCCAGAAAAATGCTTTAATGCTATCTTTAACTTTTCAGCAAGATCGCCAGATGCATCGGCATCGATATCTGCATTAGTCTTGTATACTTTAGGATTCTTATTGAAAATACCTTTCTTGGCAACAAAGAACTTGCCGTCGGTAGGATCAGTACCACAGAAGACTGCAGGTGCACCATCCCACTTGACGCTGACGTTGCCAGAGTGATTGCCTCTCATCATGTCACGAAGAGAGCGGAGAGCCATGATGGCATCTCTTGTACCTTTAACTCCACCATAGAGAACCTTGTCCTCGATGTGGGTCATGTGTGTATTCTTCTGTTCAGCTACGAACTTCTTAAACGTCTTCATGTCGTGTAGTGGTTATCCCAGAATGTTTTACTGAGTTCGCCCATGGTATCTTTAGTTGATCCAATGCGACGAGTCTTGGTGTATACTTCGGTTCCAGTCTTAAACTGACGAACACCGGCTACTGCTCCAAGGGTTGTATCTGCGTTATCGTATTCCCAGTACGGATGCGGGTTTCCATCGCCCATAATTATTGGGGTAAAAGCCATATTAGTTATCCACCAAAATTAGATCGAAGATTGCTCCAGCTCCGGTTGTACCCTGAGCTTTAACTTGTACTTCGATATCTGTTTTTTCAGTAAACACTAAAGGAACTGGAAAATCGAAGGTTACTGCAGAACCGAATGTTCCGTATTGACCTTTAACGTTAAAAGTC